AATGCCAAATCCAACAATTACTACAACTTACGCAGGTCAGTGGGCGGGGAAATATGTTTCCGCAGCCCTACTTTCTGCACCAACTATCGAAGGTGGCGGGGTTACCGTTATGCCTAACGTAAAATTTAAAGCGGTTATCCAACGTTTGGAGACTACCGATTTCTTGAAAGATGCTACTTGCGACTTTACCCCCGTGGGTACGGTAGACCTTACCGAGCGAGTATTAGAGGTTAAAGACCTACAAGTAAATATGACTCTTTGTAAATCAGAGTTCCACAGAACTTGGCAATCAATCGAAATGGGTTACTCTTCTTTCGACACTTTGCCTAAATCTTTTGCTGATTATCTAATAGCTTACGCCGCTGAAAAAGTAGCATCCGCTAACGAGATTTCTATTTGGCAAGGTTCTAACGCAACTTCAGGACAATTCGACGGGCTTTATTCAACTGCATTGGTTGACCCTAACTTACCACCCGCTCAATTAGTTCCTTCGGTTGCTATTACTGCCGCTAACGTTATCGGTGAAATGCAAGCCGTTTACGATGCTATCCCGTCTACTCTTTACGGAAAGCCCGACCTTAAAATTTACGTTTCTCAAAACGTTGCTAAAGCATACGTAGCCGCCCTTGGTGGTTTCGGATTGTTAACGGGTTCTGAAGCTAACGCGGGTACTAACAACTTAGGAACTCAGTGGTATGCTAACGGAAGCCTTACTTTTAACGGACTTCCTGTATTTATGGCTAACGGACTTCCTGTTGACTCTATGATGGCTACAACTGTATCTAACCTTTATTTCGGATGTTCACTTTTAAGCGACACCCAAGAAGTAAGAGTAATCGATACAAGCGCTACATTGGGAGACGATAACGTACGAATCGTTATGCGAATGGCAGCAGGTGCGCAATACGGAGTTATCGAGGACATCGTAGTTTACGGATAATCAATAACTAAAAATATAACGGGGTGGTGGATAAACTGCCACCCTTTTTTTAAACTTTTTAAAACTAAAAATTATGAGCTGCGATATTAGCCACGGACGGGAAGAGCAATGTAAAGACGCGGTTGGTGGACTTCGAAATATCTATATTTTGAACTATGGTCTTTATGACCCACAAACCGACATTACTTACGACCCTACCCCCGCCCTTTCAGATTTAATTACGGGGATTTCTTTACCCGCCTTATCTTCTATTTACAAGTTCGAATTAAAGGGTACAAACTCTTTCGAACAAACTATTACAAGTTCACGCGAAAACGGAACTACTTTCTTTGAGCAAGTGTTGTCTATTCAGTTGAAAAAACAAGACGCAGTAACACACAAAGAAATTAAATTGTTATCTTACGGACGACCTAACATTATCGTTGAAAATAACAATAATCAATACTTTATCGCAGGTCTTGTAAGAGGTATGGACGTTACTGCGGGGACTATCTCAAATGGTACTGCGTTGGGCGATATGAACGGATACGGATTGACTTTTACGGGTCAAGAGCCCGTAATCGCTAACTTCCTTGATTGTTCAGACGAAGCGGCATTGGTTGCTTTACTTAACAACCCTACGGTAGTTAATTCATAGAACTTTTGTTCATAGCGTAAATTGGGGGTTAATAGCCCCCTTTTTTATTGCACAAAAAAACGAATAAAGAGTTATTAATATATGATAGTAGTTCAAGAATCTAACGTAAGCCAAACCTTCGACTTTATACCAAGGTACGGAACGCCCGTAACTTTAGAACTTACCGATGAAAATACAAATGTTATGGTAGTTGTTACGGGTGTGTTCACGGGTGGCGATTATGTACATACTTTTAGCGGCGTACTTCCAACTGAAGAAAACCATTTTTATTGGATGGTACTAAAAGACGGGGGTTCAAACATAGTTTTAAAGGAACGTATTTTTTGTACTAACCAACCTATTAACACTTTCTCAGTAAATAACGGGGGCTACGTTTCTAATCAAACCATTAACGACTTTATAATGTATGAATAATATACACGTTTTACATTTAGCAGAATACCAACAACCAACGATTCAAGAATCGAAGCGCGATAATTGGGTAGAATTCGGCGAAGATAATAATTACTTCGGTTACTTGATAGAAAGGTACACCAAGTCGACCACGAATAGCGCCATTATAAACAACGTAGCGCGACTTATTTACGGAAAAGGTTTAAGCGCCTTGGACGCTTCAAGAAAGCCCAACGAATACGCGCAAATGATGACTTTGTTTTCTACCGATTGCGTTAGAAAAATGGTATTCGATAGGAAGTTATTTGGTCAATTTGCAATACAAGTACATTATAACGACAAGCACGATAAGATTCTAAAGGCTTATCATATACCCGTGAACCTATTACGCGCAGAAAAATGCAACGAAAAAGGAGAAATTACGGGTTATTATTACTCGGATAATTGGGAAGACACACGAAAATACGAACCTAAAAGGCTACCCGCCTTTGGATTCTCAAAGGAGAAAGTAGAAATAATGTTTGTTAAGCCTTACGGCGTAGGGATGAAATACTATGCTTATCCCGACTACCAAGGCGCGATACCTTACGCAGTTTTAGAAGAAGAAGTTTCCGACTACCTTATTAATGAAGTTCAACACGGCTTCAGCGGAACGAAAGTAATCAACTTTAACAACGGAGTCCCGAGCGAAGAACAACAAGACCTAATAGCCCAAAAGGTTATGGGTAAGTTAACGGGTTCGAAGGGAGAAAAAGTAATAGTTGCTTTTAATCAAAATTCGGAATCAAAAACCACAATAGACGACGTACCACTAAACGACGCGCCCGACCATTATACTTACCTTTCTGAAGAATGCTTACGAAAAATAATGTTAGGACACAACGTTACAAGCCCGTTACTTTTCGGTATTGCATCAACAAATGGCTTTAGTTCTAACGCTGATGAATTACAGAACTCTTTTATTCTTTTTAATAATATGGTTATTCGACCATTTCAAGAAGAAATATTAGAAGCCTTCGACCGCATTTTAGCATATAACGGAATTAGTTTAAAACTATTCTTCAAGACGCTCAAACCACTTGAATTTACAGACCTTGAAAACGCACAAACAGAAGAACAAGTAGCCGAAGAAACGGGGGCAGATACAACAGAACTAAAAGCCCAAAGCAATTTAGACAACGAAGTAGCTACGGCATTAATTGAACTTGGAGAAGACCCTAACCCCGAATGGTTATTGGTAGACGAATACGAATTAGATTACGACACCGACGAAGCGGAAAACGAATTATTCAAAGAGCGCAAAAAAACACTATTTGAGAAAGCGAAAAAGATAGTTTCCACGGGCGTAGCGTTTCCTAACTCAAAGAGTAAACAAGACGATGTTATAGACGGTATTAAATTTATTACACGTTACGTTTATGCAGGAGTTACAACGGCAAAGAGTCGGGAGTTCTGTAAAAAAATGATAGCCGCAAATAAGATTTACCGAAAAGAAGACATAGAAAGAATGTCAAAGCAAGTAGTTAACGAAGGTTGGGGGGCGCGAGGCGCTAACACTTATTCGATTTGGTTTTACAAAGGGGGCGGTAACTGCCACCACAGATGGAATAAACAAGTTTACGCAAGTTTTGAAGGTACGGGAATCGATGTAAATTCCCCTAACGCTAAAGTAATTGCAGGGACTAAAGCGGAAAAATTAGGTTACGTTATTAAGAACGATAAGAAAGTAGCCCAACGCCCCGTGGATATGCCGTATAATGGCTTTTTACCAACCAATAAAAGATTTAAATAATGGCTGAAGCATTATTAATAACCCGCGACGATTTAGTACGATTTACCGCAGTTAACGGGAATATGGATACGGATACCTTTATACAATGGATAAAGGTAGCGCAGGACATACATATACAAAATTACACGGGTACGGACTTATTAGAGAAGATTAAAACCGACATAATAAACAATACGTTAATAAACCCTTATTTAACCCTTGTCGAAACCTATTTAAAGCCTATGTTAATACATTGGGCAATGGTTGAATTTCTACCCTTCCAAGCCTATACAATAGCAAACAAGGGAATCTTTAAACATAGTTCCGAAAACGCCACTAACGTAGATAAAAACGAAGTAGACTTTTTAATAGAAAAGCAACGGCAGTTAGCAGTTTATTACACCGAAAGATTCATAGATTATATGAGTTTCAACAATGCGTTGTTTCCCGAATACACCACTAATAGTAACGGAGATGTTTACCCATCTTCAGATTCCACAACATATACGGGTTGGTTTTTATGAAAAAGATTTATACGCCTAAAAAACAAAACATTATTAAGCTAACGAAGTTATTAATTAAACTGAATAAGAAATGAACTATTGGGGACAAGGTGCGGTTAATATGATAGGTTGGGGACAAGGTGCAAAAAATATAATCGGTTGGGGTTCTATTTGTGCCGATAGTTGGAGTCCCAATACAAATTTAGTCGGGTGAAAAAATTAGACCACCTTCAAGGATTAGGACTTATATATTATATATGCGGTTACGCGGGTTTTCTGTTTGCCGTATTCGATGACATACCAATTTACCAAAAACTATTTAGCGCTACCTTTTGCGCATACATTACATACCAATTATTAGCCCATTGGAACTACCCAAATGAAAACTAAACTTTCCCTTTTCTTACTTTCGATACTATCAATATTAGCACCTATAAAACCGCTTCTTGGTATTGTAATTACGTTTACTATTTTAGATTTATTTTTTGGTATATGGAAAAGTGTAAAATTAGGAGGATGGAAAGTTTTTAGGTCATTTGAATTGACAAAAACAGTTTCTAAAACTTTGTTATATATCGGAGCGATTGTGTCTGTTTATTTTTTAGAAAAATATTTACTTGAAGATATTTTAGGACTTTTTGTATCAGTAGATTTGGTATTAACTAAAGCATTTACCTTCTTTTGTACTTTTATCGAAATTAAATCTATAAACGAATCGTACGAAGATGTCACGGGTAAGAACGTTCTTAAATCATTTAAGGAGTTTTTAACGCGCACCAAAAACGACCTTACGGAGTTTAAAAATTAAATTATGTACACACGCGAACAAATTGAAAAAGCCGTTAAAGATAAGGGCTACAAATGGTTTGAAGATACGGCTAACAAAGGTTACGACGTTAATATAGTAGGGGTTAGGAATAACGCCCCTTCGATAGCCGATAAGGTAACAAACGTGTTTGACGATTTCATAACTATTTCTTACAAAGATTCTTTAGGGAATTGGCAGTTCTTTTGTTGGAATGCCACTACCGACGCAGGTAAAAAAGGTGTCGAGAAATTTGGCAATCCAAAAGGAGTTGCGCGGTTAGTAGCAGGTCAATATCGCGGTGTTTGGGCTATTGATAAACATCGTGGAAAATACGACGCATTATGTCAAAGATTAGGGAACGTTACGGTGTGGCGCGATGCCAACCGAGATTTAAAGTTTGACGAAATCAAAACGGACACGGGAATTTTTGGAATCAATATACACAAGGCGGGTACGGATTCTACTTGGGTTGAAAATTGGTCAGAAGGATGTCAAGTTTTTAAAAGAGTAAAGGACTTCGAAACCTTTATGTTTATATGCAAGAAAGCTGCGAAGATTCACGGGAATAAATTCTCTTACACTTTGCTCGAAATATGAGACTATTTGTAATAGCGTTTTTAGTCGTTTTAACGGCGTTTTCGTGTTCAAGTGAACGCCAAGCACAATACCACTACCGAAAGGCGCTTAAACACGGGCTAAAGGTGGTACAAGAAACCGACACAATAAGGATTACTACAATAGATTCTTTCCCCGTTATAATTAACGATTCGATTGTTTACGAAAAATATATCGCATATCGCGATACGGTAATAAACTTTCAAAATGTATACGTGCCAACCACGAAATTTCAAGAAAGAATTCGATATAAGGAACGAATAAAGACCTTAAAAATCAAAGGCGACACCCAAGTTAAGATAGTTAAACACGAAGCCAAAGCCAAGGTAAAAACGCAACAAGTCGTTAAATATCGTACTTCGTGGTGGGTGGTATTGATAGCTTTTGTTTTAGGCTTCTTTTTGCGGTTTATTCTTAATTCTTCGTTTTTTAATAGGATTAGTTTACTTTTACGTTATAGAAATCAGTTATAATGAAAGTAATTAAACACGGACGAAATGTCCACGAACTAAAGTTAGAAGGCAAATTAGTTCACGTAGCTATGTTATCAGACATACATTGGGACAACCCACATTGCGACCGCGACCTATTAAAAAAGCATTTAGATTTCTGCAAAGAGAATGACATTCCCGTAATAATTAACGGGGACTTCTTTTGTTTGATGCAAGGGCGAGGCGACAACCGACGCAATAAATCCGACATACGACCCGAACATAACAACGCGAGGTATTTAGATTCGATTGTAGAAACTGCCGTAGAATGGTTCGAACCTTACGCTGAAATCATTAAAGTAATCGGTTACGGAAACCACGAGACCGGAGTAATTAAATTTCAAGAAACAGACCTATTAAGAAGATTCGTAGACCTACTTAACTACAAGTGCCAAACCGAAATACATACGGGCGGGTACGGTGGTTGGATAATTGTTAAACAAAACTTCCATAGTAATTCAATAATTAGTACGAAAGTTAAGTATTTTCACGGAAGTGGTGGCGGTGGAATAGTCACAAAAGGAGCGTTAAACCTTACAAGGGCTTTAGAAATGTACGAAGATATGGACGTATTTTCGATGGGGCATATACACGAAAATAGTGGACGAAACGACCAACGGGAAGAACTGCATTTTCATTCGAAGCAAGGTTACTCAGTTAAACAGAAACCTATTCACCTTATGCTAACGGGAACTTATAAAGAAGAATATAACGACGGGTACATAGGTTGGCACGTTGAAAGAGGCGCACCCCCGAAGCCTTTAGGCGGTAGGATATTGAAAATAGAAACAAAAGAAGTTAATAACTCGTACGTTAAAAACATAGATTCTTTCAAATTTCCGTTGTAATTTAGCGCATAGCGTTTTAATTAGGGGGCAAAAGCCCCTTTTTTTATGTCTTGAAAACGCTTATAAATCAAGGGTTTATAAAATAATTTGTTAAAAAATCAAAAAAAAATGTTAAAAAGTTTGGTGGATTGAAACTTACTATTTATATTTGCGTATAGTTATTCACTAAACAATTAAAAAAAACGCTATGAAAACTTTTAAAATTGAATTTTTAGACAAAGATGGAAATGAACTTTGGACTTCATTAACCGAGCAGTACGATTTGCAAGACTGCCAAATTTACGCAGAACTATTGTTTGCCAACTCGAATGTAAATGACTTATCTAACTATTTAATAACTGAATTATGAAAGACCCGTATGTTAACTCGATAGTTAGTTTTTTAGCCTTGGTTGCTATGTATATTTTATCTTATAACCTTTTATTCTTAATCATATGTTAATTACCTTAAATAAACAAAAAGAAACGGTTGAATTCGAATACTTCGACCGCTACGGGACTTGTAACTACCAAATCAAAGTGGATAAACACGGGGCTTACGAAATCGAATTAAGTAACATCTATTGTGAACTATGCCACTCTGATTATTGCGAACCCTACGAAATGAAGGAAGCCGAAATAGAAGGTCTTTACTATTGGACTTGGGAAGAATTAGCCGCTGAAGGTGTTTTTGATTGGTGGCAAGAAATAGAAGACGATTGGCATAACTACGGACTTAATAACGAAAAATACTAACGATGAAAGATAGTTTAATAGAACAGATTAAATGGTGGGTTCAAGACAAAGATTGGACACACCGAAACGGACACTTTAACTTTAACCATTATTGCAACGTAATACAAGCGAAATATGAAGAAGTATATCATAACACACTATTATCAACCGAACCCGAAAGCAAGGAAGAAACGAACGACTACGATAGTTAACGCATACGATACTAACCACGCTAAATTAGTGTTGGACATTTGGGAAAAATTAATAATAAATATAAAACAGATATGACACTTTACGAAAAGGCGAAAGACCTAATTAGCCAACTTGAACTACAAACTAAATGCAGAAAAAGAAGATTCGTTAACCAACGAAGCTACCTTGTCTACTTCCTACGAAGACACGGTGCAAGTTACCCATACATAGCAGAACTTCTAAAACAGAACCACGCTACTTGTATTCACGCATACAATAACGCAAGGTATTGGGAAAAGAAAAGCGACAAATTTTATATGTTAGACACGGAGTTTTTAAGGAACGAACTAAACAACTTCGAAATAAGTAGAAGCCTAAGCGACTTGTTTATAGATGTTTTAAACTGCGGAAGTATAAAGGAACTCGAAGCAATCCAAGAACGTATAAAAAGAAACGAATATAAAAACGAAAATGAACAAATATTAAATTAATTAGTTATATTTGCAAATGGTTCGTCTCTCACATTATAGAACCTTAAAGAAGTTACTAACCCTTGTAATGAAGTAGAAGTGAGAGCCTACGGAGTTGCGAGGGTTTTTTATTGATTAAAATTTACATATGAGCGGTTGGATTAAGATACACAGAAAGTTTTTAGATTGGCAATGGTTCGAGAAAAGCGAAGCGGTACACTTGTTCTTATACATACTCTTAAAGGCTAACCATAAGGATTCACAATGGCAAGGAATAGACATAAAACGGGGTCAATTTATTTCGTCTTTAGGTAAGATTTCAGCGGAAACGGGCATAAGTATTCAGACGATTAGAACGTTATTAAATAAGTTTGAAAAGACAAACGAAATAATAGTTAAATCAACAAACAGAAATAGCCTTATAACTATCTGTAAATATGAATGTTACCAAGACGAAAACGAACCAACTAACAAACCACTAACAAACAAACAACAAACGACTAACAAACAACTAACAACAAACAAGAATGATAAGAAAGAAAAGAATGAAAAAGAACTAATATTAGACAAGTGGGTAGCATATCGAAAACAGATTAAAAAACCAATTCAAGAAGCTACGCAGGAAACAATTTTAAATAAGATGCAAAACTTTACTGAAGAACAATGTAATTTTGTTATTTCTAATTCTATCGAAAATGGTTGGCAAGGTTTATTTTGGGACAAGCTACCAAAAGAAGAAGAATTATCCGACGATATGAAGACGTATAACTACGTTCAAAAAATGCTTAATTATGTAGACACTAAAGACTATCGAAATGCTGACTAAACAAGGAGATACAATTAAATACCTACTTGACTACAAAGAAGGGAAGATTAAAGAAGGATTGGGTATTGGTTGCGGGTTAGATGAACACCTACGATTTAAACGTAAACAACTAAACATTATTTTAGGACACGACAACGTAGGTAAAACATATTGGATTAATTGGTACTTTCTTGTCTTGGCATTAAAACACGGATTAAAGTTTTGTTTGTGGTCGGGAGAAAACCAAAAGGGACAAATATTAAGAGACATAATACAAATGTATGCGGGTGAACCTTTTAAAAACCTAACTACTCAACAGATTCAAAGTTACTTGGGTTATTTAGAACAATTTTTTTACTTCGTGGATAACTCAAAACTTTATAAGCCGTTGGAACTTTTGACCATATTTGAAAATTCGGGGTGCGACGTTGCGTTAATTGACCCTTTTACGGGGTTAGATAGAGAAATGACATACGAAGGGAACTACACTTTTATGAATAAAGCAAGGGAGTTCGTTAATCGTACGGGTATGACTATCTATATAAACACCCACCCCAATACGGAAAGTGGACGAAGTGGCAACTTATATACTGAAGGCGATTGGAAAGGACATTTAAAGCCCCCATTAAAAGACCATATCGAAGGCGGGAAGGCTTTTCTTAATAGATGCGACGATATGTTTGTTATTCACAGGTTAATTAAACACGAAGAAATGAAGTATAAAACTATGGTAGGAGTAGAAAAAGTAAAGGATATGGACACGGGCGGGAAACACACGGGGTTAAATGAGCAAGTTTTATGTAATTTTAACTACGGATTAGGCTTTGAAGTGTACGGAGTTAACCCAATAGAAGTAATAAAACACGGATTTTAAATAAATAACTATGGACCATTACACACTAATTAAAGCAAGTGTACTTTTAAATCACACTTTTACAAAGGTTCGGGTAAGTGTAGACGAAATAAAAGAAAAACACCCCCATAGAAAAGACCTTATAGATTCTATGGAGCAAAGTTTAATCGATTTAAACGATGTTCGCAACGCTTACCACACTTTAGAAAAGGAATATAGGGCAGCTATGCAAACTTGTTTTAGGCTTGAAAGAATCAATTTAGAACTGAAGTTGGAAAACAAGGAACTAAAAACGGAAATAGAAAGCCTAACCACGGAGTTATGAGGTGTAAAAACTGCAAAGCCGTATTTACTCCCGTTCGATTTAATCAAAAATATTGTTTTGAATCCGACTGCGTTCGTGTTTGGGTAGAAACTGAAAAGGAAAAACAATGGAAGAAAAAAAAGAAGATACTAAAAGACGAACTCCAAACGCTTCCCGAACTTCTGAAATTAGCCCAAATAACCTTTAACAAGTACATACGACTACGCGATAAGGATAAACCTTGCGTAAGTTGTGAAAAGCCGTTAGGAGCGAAATACGACGCAGGACACTATTTCAGTATGGGTGGACATAAGGCAGTAACCTTTGACGAAGATAACGTACACGCTCAGTGTGTTACTTGTAATCAATTTAAACACGGTAATTTATTAAACTATCAAATCGGAATCCAACAGAGAATAGGCGCTGAAAGATTAATAGAACTACACGCCAAAGCCCACGAAGTAAAGAAGTGGACAAAAGACGAACTTAAAGAACTGATTAAACAATATAAATTTAAAATAAATGCGCTTTGAAACACTTAAAGACCTACAAAACGAATGCGAGGCAATAGCGATTTTTTGCGATGAATACGATTTAAGTTGCAGAAAGTTGGACGAAAACGACATAGATTTTGAGTTATTAAAAGACGAACGAATAATAGGTTACGCAGAAGTAAAAGGGAGAAACAAAACAATAGAAGAAGCCTACCCGTTACCCATAGCCGTAAGAAAGTTAGTTAAGCTAATGGAAAAAAAGACGAACCCCGTAATTATTTGGAAGTGTTACGACGGCATTATATACGGAAAACTTGAAAAACTAAAGGGACAAATAAGAATAGGGGGAAGAAAACCCCGTGAAAATTCCTTTAACGATATTGAGTTAATGGCTTACTTTGAAAGGTCAAAAGAACTAATAGAAAAAAAAATTTAAAAAAAATTTATATCAAAGTATTGCAGATTAAAAAATAAGTATTACATTTGTGTATAATTAAAAACGAAAACGCTATGAAAACAATTAAATTAACACAAGAGCAGTATAATAGAAGCCTAAAAGCTAAAGGAATGAATCACTTATGGATTTATTCTAAAAACGATACCACTCAACGTACTCATAACAATAGTATATTTTTAACAAAAACAATCGGAGAACCTTTTGCTTGTTTGGTAGTTGAATATGATGGATGGTTTTCCGATAATGATATTGAAAAAGTATTTGGTAAAGGTGTTTTTTATGATGGCGCAGTAAGTCCTGATGATAAAGAAAATATGAATGTACCCGTTTACTACGTTAAAGGATTGGTTAAGTAATTAAAAACAAGGGGTGCGACTTGGTAACGCACGTTAATTTTTATACGCTATGAAACATTTATTCAAATCGTTGGCAGCCTTCCAACAAGAAGTACCCGTAATTCACAAGGGAACGCAAGGCTTCGGCTATTCTTACGCTGATTTACCCGCTATTTTTGAAAAGATTAATCCGTTATTAGCTAAACACGGATTAGGATTTACGCAGTTGCTAAATTCTAAAGAAGGTGAAAACTATTTAGTTACCGTACTTTTTCACGTTGAAAGTGGGGAATCAATAGAAAGCACTACCCTAATTCCGCAAGTAGAACTTAAAGGTATGAACTCTTACCAATCCTTCGGGAGCGGTTGTACTTATTTTCGTCGTTACTGCTTATCTTCTATTTGTGGGTTAGTTACGGACAAAGATACCGACGCTTCGGGCGAACAAGTAAAGCACGAACCGAAGAAACCAAGCATTGACCAAAAGCGTTTAGGCAAGGCTTTAGAAGCTATTGCAGGGGGTAAGTACACTAAAGAAGAATTACTATCTAACTTTAGTTTAACAGACGCTCAATTAACACTAATCGAAAACGTATGAAAGTCAGGGCTTCTCAAATTGGTAAAATAATGACTAACCCCCGAAAGCCGGGGGAAGTCCTTTCGCAAACTGCTAAAACGTACGTTCAAGACCTTGTTTTAGAAGAAAAGTACGGCATTAAAAAAGAATTTAGTTCACGTTACACGGATAAAGGAAACGAAGTAGAAGACCTTTCGATAGGGTTGGTTAACGAGGTTCTCAATTATAACTTTATTTACAAGAACGACGAATTTTTTGAAAACGAATGGATTAAAGGAACGCCCGACGTAAACACGGACGAAGTATTAATAGACGTTAAGAGTTCTTGGGACGCTGCTACCTTCCCGTGGTTTGAAACTGAAATACCAAATAAAGATTATTATTATCAGTTGCAGGGTTATATGTGGTTAACGGGTAAAAAAGAATCCGTTTTAGCTTATTGCCTAATCGACACCCCTTTAGAAATAGTTGAAGACGAAATACGCCGTACCCATTGGAAACTTCATCTAATCGAAGAAAACACGGAAGTACGAAAAGAAGTTGAATCTAAACACAAGTTCGGACATATTCCGAAAAACAGACGCGTTAAATATTGGTTCGTGCAAAAAGACGAATCCGTAATTGAGCAAATAAAAGAACGTGTCGAACTATGTAGAGAATACTATAACCTATTAATGAAAACCTTATGACAAAAGACGAAGCAAGAAAATATTTAGAAGATTACTTAAAAGAAAAAAATGGTAAACTTCCTATTTATGATGAAATTGTTAAAAGATTTGGTACACCATTAATTATTGAAGATATTACATTTATTTTATTAATATGTATTGCGTATGATTTAACACCTAAAATAAACCTTATATGAAACAAACAGCAGTAGAGTGGTTAATTGAAGAATACTTTGGGGGTATGGAAAATTGTACTCCCGATTTTAGATACCACATTGAACAAGCCAAAGAGATGGAGAAAGAGCAGATAATTGAAGCTTATTTAAAAAATCATTTGCAAGGATGTTGGATGAAAAATACACCTGAAGAATATGCAGAACAATACTATAACGAAACCTATGAAAGCAAAACTAACATTTAACCTACCCGAAGACGAACACGATTATTACTGCGCAACAAAGGGTAAAGATATGTTTGTAGTTATTTGGAGAATTGAACAAGAACTCCGTAAACTATACAAGTATGAAGAACTAAACGAAGACGAATGGAATATAGTTGAAAGGCTACGGGACTTTTTAAACGATAGACTAAACGAAAACGAAATAAACTTAAATAAATAAATATGGAAACAAAAAAAAACACGGGAGCGATTTTTAAGAACGACAAAAAGCAAGGTAACCAACCCGACTACCGAGGAAAAGGAAATTTTAACGGATTAGAATTTGATATGTCTTTATGGCTTAAAGAATCAAGTAAGGGTACAAAGTATTTTTCGTGTTCATTTAGTGAACCATACGCTAACGAAAAGCCTAAACAAGTCCACACGCAAATAATAGACGAAGACGATTTACCCTTTTAATTATGTTTATAGACGATAATAGTTTACGAAAGGAGTTAAAACAAATTCTCCTTACCAAAACACGAAACCAAGTAGTCAAGGAAATAAAGTCCAAAGGGTTAAAGATGCATCAGTACACGATAGACCGATTTTTGTCGGGCGCATTGGTAAGCATAAAAACGTTAAGAACCTTGGACGAATACGTTTACAGAGTAAGCAAGGGAATGTAACATTAAGCCGACTTTTTTTAGTCGGTTTTTTTGTTTTTTGTTGCGATTAAAAATTAATCATTATATTTGACTACAAACTAAACAAATGGAATGGCTTAACATAGTAGCAAAAGACCATAAGGAATGGGTAAAAGTAGTCGAATCTTTCGGCGAAGATTTTTTTGCTGAAGATATCGTTCAAGAAGCCTACCTACGAATTTACAAGTATTGCAAACCCGAAAACATAATTAAGAATGGTCAAGTTAACAAAGGATTTATGTATTTTACTCTCAGGAATCTTTACCTTCTTCATTTACGCAGTAATTCACGATTGGAAAAAGTCCCGCTCGAACAAGTCGTAGTAAAAGACGAACCAAGCGAAATTCAGAAAGAAGAAGCCTACTACAAGTTATTAATGAAGATACAAGACGAAGTGGATTCTTGGCATTGGTACGACCAAAAACTATTCGAAGTTTATAAGGATACCGATTTAAGCATACGAGACATAGCCAAAGAAACAACTATTTCGAGCAGTTCGATTTTCAACACCTTAAAAAACTGCAAAGCAAAGATAAAAGAAGCCGTTGGAGAAGAATACGAAGATTACAAAAACACGGATTTTGAATTAATAAAATGAAAGCAAAACGAAGGGTATTAACTGAAATGATAAAAAAAACGGGTTGGAGTTCCCAAGCCCTGCGAGAAATAAAGGTTAAGTTTTGGTTGTCGAAAGAATATACGACCTACCCAAAAGAACACCACGGGTTAGAAGTAATTAAAACCGAAACCCTAACCGACGACACGATTATTTTAGGAACTAAAGAACAAGTATTAACATATAAACAATAAATTATGGCACGAAAAAAGAAACAAGCCGAAGGACTTGGCGACACCGTAGAACAAATTTTAGAAGCTACGGGAGTAGCAAAGGTTGCTAAATGGATATTAGGCGAAGACTGCGGGTGCGAAGAACGTAAACAAAAGTTAAACGAACTTTGGCGTTATAAGAAACCCGAATGTCTAACTGAAGACGAATACAACTTTTTAGATAAATTCTACAACCGTCAAAGAAGTAGCGTTAGTCCAAGCGAACAAAGAGAAATCTTAAAAATTTACAATAGGGTTTTACACGAAAAACAACAACCCACACAATGCGGTTCGTGTCTCCGTGAAATCGTTAATAAGTTGAATACCCTTTACGCAGTTTATAAAGAAGAAAAAGATGCCACTAACGAAGCCGAATCCACAGGAGAATAAAAAGGAGTTTGTTATGCGTTGTATGTCCGATGACACAATGAATAAAGAATTTCCCGAAACCGACCAACGTTTAGCGGTTTGTTCGTCTACTTACGAAGAAAATTTAAAGGATGCAAATAGTAAAGATAAACGAGGTTAAACCAAACCCAAAGAACCCCCGCCTAATTAAAGACGATAATTTTAAGAAACTTGTAAATAGTATTCAAGAGTTTCCCGATATGATAAATAAACGTCCTCTAATCGTTTTTACGGACACGGACGGTAAATACGTTGTATTAGGTGGTAATATGCGCTTAAAAGCGTTAAAAGAACTAAACTACAAAGAAGTACCGATAATCTTAGCAGACGAATGGACTGAAGAACAAAAAGCCGAGTTTCTAATCAAAGATAACGTAGGTTTTGGCGAATGGGATTGGGATAATTTAGCTAATGAATGGGATGCTGAAAAATTAGATGAGTGGGGATTAGACGTTCCAATTTTTAAGGAAGATATGGATTCAGAATTAAAAGATTTATCAAGTACAATAGATAATTTATATAGAATTGAAATTGTATGTAAAGACGAAGAACACCAAGAAAATAGTTATAACAAATTAATTGAGGAGGGTTACGAATGCCGACTTTTGACATTATAAAAGAAGTAAAGCCAACTAAAACATTTAGAGTTGCTTCAGTGATTGGTAAATTTGATTTACAATCCGAAAACGTAATTGAACATTTTAAGGGAGATATTGATATTCCTAACGAATGGCAAATAGGTTTAATTGTAGGAAAAAGCGGAACGGGTAAAACTACAATAGCTAAACAATTATTTGAAAACGCCTATATTACTTCTTATGAATATAGCGCCGAAACTGTTTTAGATGATATGCCTAAAGAATGTAGTGTTGAACAAATAACTTCTGCTTTTAATTCAGTAGGCTTTTCTAGTCCACCAAGTTGGTTAAAACCATATTCGGTATTAAGTAATGGTCAAAAAATGCGAGTTGATTTGGCACGTGCTATTTTAGAAAAAGACGAATTATTTGTGTTTGATGAATTTACAAGTGTAGTAGATAGAAACGTAGCACAAATAGGTTCATTTGCTATGCAAAAAGCAATTAGAAAGACGGATAAAAAATTTATAGCAGTTACTTGTCATTTTGATGTACAAGATTGGTTACTTCCCGATTGGGTATTTAATACCGATACAATGACCTTTCAAAGTTTTGAAGGGCAAAAAAAAAATAGACCAAATATCAAATTTGAGATATTCAATTACGGAGATAAAAGCATTTGGAAAATGTTTGCTAAGCACCATTATTTAAGCCATTCACATAACAATGCTGCTAATGTATTTATAGCAACAGTTAACGATGAAATAGCAGGGTTTATAAGTATACTTCATTTTCCACATCCAATATCAAAAGATTTAAAAAAAGTACATAGATTAGTTATCTTGCCCGATTATCAAGGAGCAGGAATAGGCATAAAAATATTGAATGAAGTTGGTAAAATATATAAAGAAGAAAAATGGAGATATACAATAGTAACTTCAGCGCCAAGTTTAATTAATGCTTTAAAAAAATCAAATGAATGGCTTTGTTTGAGAATAGGTAGAGCAATAAATAAAAGTAAAAGCAGCACAATAACAGGATTTAGAAAAGAAGGAGGATATTCAGCTAATAGAATAACCGCATCTTTTGAATTAAAATAACAGAACAAAAACAGAATGAGCAAAGAAGATTTAATACCATTCAAGAAAGGAGAAAGCGGAAACCCCGCAGGAAGACCAAAAGGAAGCAAGAACCGAAGTACAATAGCACGCCAATGGTTAGAAGTTAATCAAAACCTAAAGAACCCAATTACAGGCGAAAACGAAACAATGAGCCAAGAAGATTTAATGACCTTGGCGCTAATTAAAAAAGCCCGTGAAGGAGACGTAAACGCATACAAGGCGTTAATGGATAGCGGTTATGGCGCACCCGTTCAGCAAATAGAACAAACGTTATTAGAACAACCACTATTCCCCGATGTTCAAGAGGACAACTGCAACGAATAAGGTATTAAGCCTTAAAAAACGAATTAAGATTATTCAAGGTGGCACGAGCGCTTCAAAAACTTATTCTATTTTAGCCGTACTAATTAATAAGGCGGCAACTATTCCAAGTTTAGAAATATCGGTAGTTGCTGAAACTATACCGCATTTAAGACGGGGTGCGCTACGGGACTTCTTAAAAATAATGAAATCCACGGGCAGGTATTTCGAAGAACGTTTTAACAGGTCATTACTTCGTTACGAGTTCGCCAACGGAAGTGTAATAGAATTTTTTTCCGCAGACGATTCGAGTAAACTACGGGGTGCGCGAAGGGACATCTTATACATAAACGAATGTAACAATATTACCTTTGATGCCTACAACGAATTAGCTATTCGAACACGGAAGGAAGTTTATTTAGACTTCAACCCTGCTAACGAATTTTGGGTACACACCGAACTAAAAGACGAATCCGATTCCGACTTTTTAATTTTAACGTACAAGGATAACGAAGCGTTAGACCAATCAATTATTGACCAAATAGAAAAGAACCGCGAGAAAGCGAAAACGTCTACCTATTGGGCGAATTGGTGGAAAGTTTACGGCGAAGGTCAGTTGGGTATGTTAGAAGGGGTTGTGTTCTCCAATTGGAAACAAATTAACACGATACCCAAAGAAGCCAAACTAATTGGAATAGGATTAGACTTCGGTTACACAAACGACCCGACGGCAATAATCGAAATATACAATTATAACGGGCAACGAATCGTTAACGAGTTAGCCTACCAAACGGGGTTGCTAAATAGCGACATAGCTAAACTCTTACCAAAAAACGTAGTGGTTTACGCGGATAGTTCCGAACCTAAATCAATAGATGAAATAAGAAGATACGGAATAACGATTAAAGGAGTAACAAAGGGTAAGGATTCAATAAACTACGGAATAGACGTAATTCAGCGTAACGAATACCTTGTTACTTCTAATAGCGGTAATTTAATCAAAGAATTACGCTCGTACATTTGGGACACGGACAAGCAAGGAAAACGATTAAACAAACCAATCGATTTTAATAACCACGCTATCGATGCGTTTAGATACCACGAAATGGAAACGTTAGGGTTAGGTTCATATTACGGAAGTTATGCAGTACGGTAATACGAACGACCTTCAAGTAATGATTGCGCGGGTAGAATCGTACATATATGAACGAACGGGTAAGCAGGTTAAAATAGTATTTAATAATATGGCACGTTTTCCCCAACACTTTGAAATGCTTGTAAGGGCGCACGAATTTGTTTTGAATTACAAAAACACGAAAAATTAATTATAATAATATGAAGTTAGATATAGTCGTACCAAGTTCAATTAGTGAAATACCATTATGTAACTACCAAGAATTTTTAAAGCTACAAGCAACGTCTAACGACGAAGAATTTATAGCACAAAAAATGATTGAAATATTTTGCGGGTTGAAACTTCAAGAAGTAGTTAAACTAAAACTAACTTCTATTAATGAACTAATTGGACACTTTACGGAAATCTTCAAAGAGAAGCCAAAGTTTAAACCTACCTTTAAAATAGGCGATATAGAATTTGGATTTATTCCCGACCTTGAGAATATAACCTTTGGGGAATATGTAGACCTTGAAAACTATTTATCGAAGTGGGAAGACTACCATAAAGCTATGGCAGTAATGTACCGACCTATTACAATTCGTAAAGGAGAAAAATACGAAATAATGGAGTACACGGGGGCGGCTGCATTTAGTGAAGGTATGAAGTTCGCGCCTATGGACGTAGCTATTTCTTCAAGTGTTTTTTTTTGGAGTTTAGGAAGCGAGTTATTAAGCGCTACCCTCGACTATTTGACGAACGAACTGAAGACGAACGAGAAAGAGTTTCTGACTTTAGCGCACGAACTCAATTTGGGAAAAAGTGGGGGTGGTATAGTTCAATTTACGGACTCGCTAAAGGAGACCTTACAAAATATGACACAGTTACAAAATACGGATTATTTAAATGTCTCACCTATTTGACGTTTGAATCGGAGAAAATCGAGATTGAATTAATGGAAATTAAAAAGGCTAAATTATGACGGGTTACTATTCTTTACTTGATACGCTTAAAACACACTTTACTAACGACCCTTTGGTTAACACAATAACGCAAGGGTCTATTTTTAACGTGGATTTAGGCAAACAAAATATCTTTCCATTGGTTCACGTTATGGTTAACAATGTAAACTTTAACGACAACGTTATTAGCGCGTCGGTTACTATTCTCGCAATGGATAACGTAAGCCAACGCAAGGAAGAACCTTCGGGAAAGTTTGAAACTTCAGACAATGAAATAGACGTTTTAAATACTCAGTTAGCAATTTTAAACCGATGTTTTGAAATGCTAAAACACGGAAACATTTGGGACGATTTGTACCAACTAAACGGCGCACCTAACTGCGAACCATTTATAGAAAGATTCGAAAACTACTTGGCGGGGTGGGCTATGACTTTTAACGTAGACTTCCCTAACGAAATGACTATCTGTTAAATGGAAAAGGAACGCCAATTAGAAGCCTTAAAAATATTCAGAGACCACGTTATACAGAACGCGAAAAATAATCTATCCGCTAAAAATAGTACGGGTAGTTTACAACAAAGTTTAGAAGGCGAAGTAGCCGTTAACCCCAATTCGATAACCCTTTACTTCGAGATGTTAGAATACGGTTTTTACCAAGACCGCGGGGTTAGGGGTGTCAAGTCGGGACGTAGTTTAAGCGACTTCCAATTTGGCACGGGAACGGGAATAAAAGGCGGGTTAACCAAAGGCATAAAAGAATGGGTTAAACGTAAGGGAATAAAGTTCCGCGACAAGCGAGGAAAGTTTATTAGTTACGATATGACTGCCAAATTTATAATAAGGTCAATTTGGAATCGTGGTATAAAACCAAGCCTTTTTTTTACAACACCTTTTGAAAAAGCATTTAAGAATTTACCCGACGAAATGGTAGAACTATACGGATTAGAAGCCGAAGAATTATTCGATACAATAATGAAAGAAAACTTTAAGAATTATGGCGATTAACAGAATATTTGCACGAAGCCCCTATATTGTGGAAATTAACCAACCTACCCAAGAAGGTAGCAAGGTAGAATTGTATATTTATCAAAACGGAACTACGCCCCCAATAGCGCCAAGTTACACGTTGGAGAAACTGATTCCTGCAAGTAACAACACCCAAACCCTTTACAATATTTCCCCATACCTATTGGAGTACATAGAACACACGACTTTTATTAATAATTACGCCACAGATGAAGGTTTACTAAACGTAAACGAATACATATTAGTTGACGTAAAAGAATATTGGTTAGACCCCTTTACGCAATCATATGTACTTTTAGGAACCACAACATATTGGGCATACGATGGATTCGGTTATTATTCGCAAGGTTACAACCCAAGCCATATATTTACAATGCCCGTACACCTTGACAAAAAAGACTATTACTTTTGGAGCGACGCAAACAATAACCCATTGTTAAATAGCCTTGAACGGGCGGGTACTTTTACGGCATATTTAGAAACCCATTGGACGGTAAAATACACGCAGTTACAAACGGGTTTGTTTTGGCAGTATTCAATTACGGGTGGAAATTCTATGTACAATCTTTACCGAGTTCGACCAAGTTATTATCTTACGGGAAACAAGGTAGAAATATTTAACGGAGCGCAATTACTTTGGACTGCTACTTTTTACCCAATAGAAGAATGTAAATACGACGTTCAAGTAGTGGACTTCATTAATATGTACGGGGCTTGGCAAAGGGAGTTTTTCTTCAAGGCATCTTACGAAAGTTTGGAAACTTCTACAACCGAGTTTAATTTAATGCAAGAAATGGGATTGTTTGGAAGTTGGGACACCCAAGCCAACCAAAGACAAACCTTCAACACGAACGGAATAATTAGCTACCGAGTTAACACGGGTTGGGTAGACGAATCCTTTTCTTCTAATCTTCAGCAATTAATGTTAAGCGAAAGAATCTTATTGAATAACGAACCCGTCAAATTAAAGACGAAAGGAATCGACAAACAAAAGAGCATTAACAACCATATGATTAACTACGTTTTGGAGTTCGAGCAAAGTAACGACTTAATTAATAACGTTATCTAATGAAAAGACAAGTAAGGGTTTTTGTAGAAGGTCAACAATTAGACCTATTTAACGACGAAGTAATAGAAGTAACTTCGACTATTCAAAATATACAAGACATAAGTAAAACGTTTACCGACTTTTCGCAGTCGTTTACGATTCCTACAAGCCCCAAGAATAATTCAATTTGGGAATACTTCTACGAGAACGCCTTGAATAGTTCTATTAACTACCAAGAACGTTTAGACGGGTACATAGAAATTGATATGACTTTTTTTCGTAGGGGCAAAATTCAAATGGAAAAGAGCCAATTGAAAAACGGACAACCCGACTCCTATACGATTACTTTTTATGGAGACGTTACAACCCTTAAAGACTTGGTAGGCGAAGATTTATTAAGCGACCTTGACTACACCCCAATAAATCATACCTATAGTTTCGCTGAAGTTTACCAAAGAATTACTAACGGGGCTATTGATTGGGACGTATGTTACCCGCTAATAACTTCCAATCGGATTTGGGAATACGGCGCAGTTCAACCGACTGCAACCCTTCCTAATTGGTTACCTTTTGTTAATATTCCTATGAACACTAACGACATAAGGACGAACCAAGGGGCAATAGATTACAGAGAACTATTCCCTGCCGTTAGGGTAGCTTCGATATTTAATTTAATCGAAAATAGATACGGAGTGAATTTTACGGGTACTTTTTTGAGCGACCCAAAGTTTACGCAATCTTACCTTTGGTTTAAAAATAGAAATAACTTTGCCTTTACAAGCCAACCCGAAAATATTACTTTAAATAGTTTTGTCGGTGGGGGTGGTCACGGAATTTATAATCTTATTCCTTACGTTGACATCTTAAATAGTACGGTAACTTTAAACTTTTTGTCGGGCGTTAGTTTTCATAATGTTTATTTATTTATATCAAACAACTCAAACCCTACAATTCCATTTTATATAGATGTTTATCAGAATGGTACTCTTTATGCAACTTGGAATGGATTAGGATATAATACTAACGGAAACTTGGTGGCGATTCCAAACGTTCAAGGATTAAACGACGTATACACCTTTCAGCTTCGAAGCGACGTTGGTTTAAGCATTGATTTTTTATTGACGTATTCAGTTGATTATGTTATTAGTTCTGTAAGTTATAATGACTTTGTCGACTATTCAACTAACACCATAACTACAAGCGCTACGACTAACCTTGCTTGGTTAGCGCCTACTATGAAGGTACAAGATTTTGTTTCGGGAATCCTAAAGGAATATAACCTAACTTGCTATGGTACTGCGCCCAACACTTACGAAGTTATCCCGTTGGACGATTGGTATTCCGCGGGTGCAATTATCGACATAACTAAATTCACGGACAAAACCGAAATAGGAATAGACCGCGTAAAGTTATACAAGAAAATAGCTTTTAGGTATCAACAGTCAAATAGCTTTATGAACAAAGCGTTTTTTGACCAAGCGTTAAGGGAATACGGAAACACGGAATATCAATACCCATACGACGGGGGAGAATTTAACGTAGAACTTCCTTTTGAGAATCTACTATTTAATCAATTCTTCGAGTTAGGAAACCCAACGGGACTTCAAGTAGGGTACTCGTTAGATAGTGCGTTTGCGCCTTATATTCCTAAACCTTGTTTACTTTACAAATTTGGGTCTGTTACTTTACCGCACCATATCCATTACACCGATGGAACGGGAAACGTTACCAACCCCGACTATGTTATGTTTGGTCAAGACCTAAAAGTATTGGGTATTGATTACTCCTTGAACTTTGCGCCCGAAACTTCTACCTATTGGTTACAAGTTATTAACCAATCTATGTTCCGAACGTATTATTTTCCGTACTTGACGAATTTGTTTAATCCAAAAAACCGACTTACCACAATTAAGGCGAATCTTCCTACAAGTTTACTGACAAGCCTACAACTAAACGATAGGTTAGTTATACGAGACAAACGATACCTAATTAATCAGATGAAAACGAATATGGTAACGGGTGAAACTACCTTCGAACTTCTTAACGATTTTATGCCTATTAGCCCAATTAGAATAATCCAAGTAGGTTATGAAGAAACGAATATAGACATAGGAATAAACCTACCAAACCAAGCCTACAAGGCTACGTTTTCAAGTGGACAAAGCGACGTTATAATAGACCCGTTAGAAATAACACAAAGCCAAGTTATTAATATTACTTTAAGTGTTGACCAAGTAACAACTATTTTCGTAGTTTACGATTTAACGAACGGAGAAACGCAAGACGAAACTATTAACATAATCAGACAAACGCGATGAACTATTTAAACACGATAATCCAACTTTTGCAAATAGATGAATTCGTAAATAAACACGAAACAATAGAAATTGCAAAGGGAAAATACAAACTACATACGTCAGTTAAGGGGGCGTACAAACAAGCGAAACGCGAGTTAATTATTAAAAGGGAAAACCAATGGCAGAAAAGCGACAAATAGAAGTAGAAATAAAGGATAATGTTAAATCCTTAAAAAGCCAATACCGCGAAGCGTTAGCAGAACTTCAAAAAGTTACAGAGCAATACGGGGCAACTTCAGAAGAAGCGGTAAAAGCCGCCAAGGCAGCCGCCGAATTAAAAGACCAAATAGAAGACTCTAAAAACTTGGTAGACGCATTTAACCCCGACGCAAAGTTTAACGCCTTGTCGGGTTCGATTGGGGGCGCATTAAACGCCTTCCAAGCATACGAAGGTGCAATGGGTTTAATCGGTGTTGAATCCGAAAACCTACAAAAAACTATGGTACGAATCCAAAGCGCAATGGCATTAAGCCAAGGTTTACAAGGCGTAATGGAAGCCAAAGACCAATTTAAAAACTTGGGTACGGTATTAAGCCAAACCGCAATAGGTCAAGGTCTACTAACTGCCGCAACTGCCGCTTATAGGTTTGTTCAAACGGGTAGCTTTAAAACTACCAAAGAAAACATAGTAGCCAAACAAGTAGACACGGCGACCACCAAAGCACAAACAACCGCACAAACAACGTTAACTACTACTACAACGGCTTCGAGCGTAGCTATGAAAGCATTTAGAGCCGCGTTAATTAGCACGGGAATAGGTGCAATAGTTGTTTTGGTTGGTATGTTAATTGGAAACCTTGACAAATTAGGAGCTGCATTTACTTGGTGTGGTGAAAAAATAGCCGAGTTTACCGATTGGATTGGACTAACGGACGGGGCTTCCGAACAAATGTCTGAAAACGACAAGAAGCGAACTAACCAACAGATAGCTAACATAGATAGGGAAATAGCAAAAGCCCGTCAACGTATGGTAGTTCGTGAAGAATCTTTTAACAAGGAAGACCAAGCGTTTAATAGACAAATAAGTTTAGCCAAAGCGCAGGGAAAAAACACCACAGATTTAGAAAGAGCGCGACTTAAAGCGTCTATTCAATACCGAAAAGACTTGGTAAAGGAGAACGAAGGTATCGTTAAGCAAACGAAACTACAATACGACCTTTTTAAAAGTACTTTACGAAAAGGCGAAGGTTCTACCGTGTTTGGGTCTAAAGAAGAAATAGCCCGACTAAATGAACTTTGGTCTACCATCGAAAAAAGTAATAAAGATTTAGCGGCTTCCAAAAATGATTTAGCCAACGCGAATAATGACCTAAAAGTATTCGAAGCTGATTTAGCAAGAACACAAAAAGAACAAGCCGCCCAACAAGCAAAGAATAGTAATACAACTACAAAAACTACCATAAGCAATAACCAAAAAGTAGTCAAGGACACGAAGGCAGCGAACAAGGAAATAATAGATAACATAAACAAAACACAAGACGAAGAATCCAAACTTCGTAAGGAGAAATTAAACCAAGACCTTTCTTTACTTGAAGAAGGAATAGACAAAGAAAAACAAGCCCGTAATAATGCGTTTGTAGAATTTAGGGACAACTTCCTAAAAGAACAAAACAAAGCGGAACGGGAAGCCTTAGATAAAAAGTTTATAGACGGCAAAATTAATCGAACAAAATACGAAGAAGAACTAAAGAACCTACAACTTAACTACGCTAAAAATCTAACTGAAGAAGAAGCCGCGATACTAAAAACTGCCGAAGAAGTTTTACAGAAGGATTTAAAAGCAATAGAT